ATATTATTGAATAACTACCCGTTGATGGTGATGTCTCTGATTCCACATATTTACCGCTCGATAAAGTACCATTATATTCCAAATCATATGTATCACCTGTAGACCATAAATAATTTAAATGATAATCATCATCATAAAATTTGTCATATTTTGAACATCCTTGTTCTATCACTGTATCATTATTTAGTGTTTCTAATATATTTTTTTTGTAACTTTTATCATATATTTTCAATACCATAAATTGAGATGTGCTAGGAACTGTTATTATATCTGTCAACCCATCGTCAGTATTTAAACCAAACATTCTGTTAAATTTAAATTTATCATAAAATTTATTTCCTCTGGTACGTAAACAAATTCTAATACATTGGGCAGTGTCACTACTACCTTTAAATGTAAAACATGAATCGTCGGTTGTGGTTGAAAAAAAGGTAATACTGTTATCATCATCATTATCTTTAAAAAATAACTCACGACTACTAATTTTAGTAGAATCTTTATTATCATTAAAAGAACTTAATACCCCATAATATCGTGGAACGTTATTTCCTAATTCATCGGTGATTGTTGAGTTATGTAAGTTTATTAAATCATTCAGGTTAATTTTAACCGTTGAACTGCAACCGCCAATAGATTCTTTTACATAAGAGTTCACCCCGTAAATTTCGGGCGAAAAGGTTGTTTGATCAGTTTCATTTCTAAAGTAGTTTGCTGTGGCTCCTGTGAAATTGGTTTTATTAACATAAAGATATATTTGATTAACGACCTCCGACACGGAAAAATTGAGTTTTATTTCAGCAACAGGACAATAACTTATATCTTCAGTTTTAAAATTAATTTCTTCACCACATTCTTCACAATCAGGGTAAGTTTTTAACGATGCGTTTATAGTGAAATTACTTTGTAATTTATATGCAACATCTTTTAAATACTCTGAAATAGTAGCAAACGGTCTCCATTTAAACGGCCACCCAAAATAAATATTCCATAAATCCACACCAAACGAATACAAGAATTTACCTAATATTTCACCAATGCTCACTTGAAGACCATAAAACACATAAGTTAAAAATAAGACTATTTGACTTATAATTAAAGAAAATTTAGTAGTGTTCTTATATGCATAATTAACAGGAAAATAATTAGTGTTTCCTGCACAATCGGATTCTTCGTCAGGCCTTATTTCTTTAATACCTAAAAACGCATCATATCTTTTTGTCGTTTTATCGTCATATGACCCTTGAAATGAAGAAATGGTATATACTTTACCGTATGAAAATTTATAAAAATAATCTAGTGGTTTTAATTCGTTTAGTTTTTCGTCATTATTTAAAATTAATGATTTTCTATGGTTTCCTATTTCAGGTAATATATTGTTTATTAAACCCGTATACTCACTATATGATTCAGGTATTCTAATATAATCTTCAAACACATCAGAAAACATGTATGATAATAACATTTCTTGATTATATTCACCATATTTATTTTCACCGTTCACGTCAAAATTAAATTCACGAATATTTGGTATGAGATATTTAGCGGTATTATAGTTTTGACTTTTATTGTTTAACCCAATTCTAAATCTACTGATAGTTTTTGTTGGCACACCTTTATTTTTATCTGATGTAATAACTTTTTCACCAAATTCATTTGTATAAATATAATCTAAATTCATTGGTAAAACAATCATAGCAACACCGTTTTCGTTTACACCTTCATTTATTGGGTAATATTCTAATTCAGGATATAACGTACCATCACTACCGTACACATTGTTTCCAGTGAACCTAACTGTTTCGACAATTCCGTCAGACGTAATAAGGTTACATTTATAACCCATTTTACGTTTTATTTTACCATTTTTTTTTATAGCTTTTGAATCATCATCTGTTATTGATGACACCAAAACGATAGACACAGGTTCAATTGTAATGTCAGATTCTGTTAAATCATAATCTACCCTAGATATGCCTATTTCACATAATTCTTCATTACCTATAAATGGAAACACTTCGATATTTTTTTTGAAATTAACTATCTGCGGTAATCCATCAATATCAGTACTTGATTTAAAATTAAAATATCTATCAAATTTTTCAACGCTAGTACCTTTTCTAATAAAATCATAGGGTCTTAAAGAAAACGTTCCAATATCTGACAAATCTATATCTATGTTTATTGTTTGTGTACCAACGGGAACACCCCAAATCATAAAATCCCCAGATTCGTTAGTTTTAACGGTGTAGTTGTAATATTTTTCGAAAACTTCTAAATATACTTCACTTGTTAAAATATCTTCTTGGTCATAGAAAGTACCTGTTGGTACATGTCCACCATGTTGTTTTCTTTTAGGTAGTAAGTTATAACGATAATTATTATCGTCTTTATCATTAATTTGTTTAAAAGGGTATAAGGCCGATAATATAGGGTCTAATTCGTCATCATCATTAAGTGGTACAAATATAGAAACTTTAGCATTTGGTACACCCATACCATTATTAGCACTAACCCTACCAGCAACGACACCGTAATCTGAACACAGTCCAGACGAATATACATCTTCTTGTGTAAATTTAAGTGATAGTATCTCAAGAAAATTAAAATCTTGACGCAAATCAACAGTAACTACTTTTTCGTTAGATGTTACGGGTATTCTTAATGTTTGTTTATTTGACATTTATTTACTTATATATATTATAAATAGATTGAAATCTATTTTTTAAAATATACAAAAAAAATAAATCAATATGTAGTGTTTTTTAAGGTTTTAGTTCTGATTTTAATGTCTGAGTTTGGAAATCTAATCTGAAAAATTTGATTTGATTTCATAAATATAGTGTTGTCGTATTGTTGTATTTCTTTAGTTAACACGTTTTTATAAGATTGTGAAACTTCTGTTGACGAATAATTACCTCCAATCATATTAAACAATCTGACTTCAACGACATTAACTACCCCAGCAACTGTACCTATTACACGTTGTAAATCACCAACCAATAACGGATCGCCCATTTTTCTTTTATCAATAGAAAAAAACGAAGTTACTGCACTTGCAACTGATTTTATAATTTCAGTAGGGTTAAAGTTTTTATCTATAACTAAATCAATTTCCGTTTTTAAATCAATAACTTCACCACCTTGAATATCGATATAATCATTAATCATTCGATAATTTGAAAGATAATTTAAAATATTATTTTTTAGTGTATTTGAAATTATATCTATCAAATTTCCTTTATCATCATATGACAATAATTTTATTTTAACTTTATTTTCTTCTTCCATTACATTAACTTTTGCTGGCGAACCGTATGTAGATGGCATATTTTCTATTAATGATTTATAATCATTTAATGTTACTGCTCTTTTTTGTGCAGCAAAGTTATATGATATCATATTTCTAATTTCTTCAATAGTTGGTGGGTTAGAACCACCAATAGCAGGGGTGATATTAGAAACACGTAACGTTTTACTTATTTGTTGATTTACTGCGTCTACTGGTCCATTTGTGATAATTTCAAATGATTCTAACGTATTTATTACATTAACACCAATATTACTATCTTTACCACCACCTATTCTATATTTTATGTAAATTGTTGAATTAACTTTAGGAATAGCCCCTAATGACATATTATTTAAAAAGGTTGATAGATTAACTTTCATACCGTTAGTCATATAATTATCTAAATTATCCATTGGATCTACATTTCCAGACCCAAAGGTTAATGAAAAATACCCTTCAGGTGTGTATTCTGTGATAAATTTATTAGTAACTTTAAAATAATCGCCAGCTTTAAAATTTTTTGAATCTGAAACTTCTGTTGAATTTTCTACAAAAACTTTATCGTCAATTAATGTTTCAACTTCATACCATTTATTTTTAGTAGATATGAAATCATCAGTGGTCGGATTTGTAGATGTGCTATCACCATCTTTATGAATGACAGACAATACCCCTAAAACATTTTTTTCAGGTAAATATAATTTTAAAAAAGGTACTTGGTCAACTGTGTTAATTACTTTTCTAAATATTTTAGTGACACCATTAATCACCGCTTCCCTTTTTGTTATTGTATATGATAATAATTTATTGTTAATATCAAAATTTGGTATTTTTAAACGATTTGGTTCACCTTTACTATTAAAAGGGTTTGAAAAATCGATATCTTCTAACGTTTCAAATATTTGTCCACCACCCGATACTTGTGCTCCAGCTCTTAATATACCTTCATATCTTTCATCATCTTTATCACCTCTTACAGGTACATTAATACTAAAATCGCATAAAGCAATTGAAGATTTATTACCAGGTATTTTTAAACCATATGTTTTAGCAATATGATAAAGTGATTGTTTTTGTTGTGCAAAATCTAACATAGTTTCTTGCCAAACTCTATCTATGTGGTAATGTAGATTATCACCAATAGCAGCATTTAAATCTAATAGCACCGAATATATTGATGCGTCGTTAAAATTCTGAATAAGATCGGGATAGTATTGTTTAGTAAAATTAACTAATTCTTCTCTTAGTCCTGCAAAATCTCGATTAGTATATGAAATTTGTTTTCCCATTTTTTTGTTGTTAAATATTGATTATAATAAAATCTGATTGTGAAAACATACCACTATTGTTATCGTATTCTATTTTAATTTTTGCGGTATATGGTTTACTACTAGCGTCTGAAGTTCTAAATAAACGTTCATCTTCTTCTTGGCTTAAAACCCTCATATCTTCAGGATCGTCTTCAGCAGAAATAACTGTTAATGCTTTTATTTCTATATTTGGTATATATTTTTTAACCGATTCCCTTATTTCATCTTCAATGTGGTTAAATGTTACTATATCGTTTTGATCGAATATATATTCATAAAGTCTTGTCCCGAAATCAGGCAGAAAATAACGACTACCTTTTCTTGTTAAAAGTAAATGCACTAAATCTGCCCTTATTTCTCTTTCTGGCGTTGATGTTAATCGTAAATAATTTCCAATTCCACTATCCCTAAATGGAAAATCTATACCGTATGTTTTCATTGTTATAAATATATATAATAATCTTTTTATTATAAATATCTAAAAATAAGAAAGGTGATTAATAATCACCTTTCTTTTATTTTAATTATGGTATTTCACAAGCACCACCATTACAACTTATAGCCCCATATTTACTAATATCTTCAAATGTTGGTTTAGTTAATATTTCCCCAAAATTTACTAATTTAAATTCCCTATTAACTAATTTCCATTTATGCCACAGATGAACATCTTTCATACAATATATAGTTTTATTAATATCACCTTTAAAATAATTTTTAGAAAATTTTCTAACCCTTCTAATCCAATCTTTTTTTAATAGTGTTTGATCCCTGTCACCTATTAATTTTTTTGATTCATCCATAATATATGAAACGGCAGTCCATAAATCATCATCAAAATAGTGTAAACCATCAACCACTAATCCTGACATAAATATAGCTCCGTCACCGTATCTTTCTACCAATTCTTGTGTGTTTAACACTGACGTGAACGGTGCTTGTGTGTAATCTTTATCACCATATGATGATAAAAATGAAACCGCAGCGAAAAATGATTGATTTTCAAATATATAATCAACTATTTGATTAATATCATCAATTATAACAGTATTACTTACGTTATGCGTTGTATGTTCATTATAACACTTTTCAACGTTTTTACCGCCATTAATCCAAGAATTTTGCACTAATTTAATATACTCTAAATGTTTTACACCTTTCATGTCATCTTTAATTATAACGTTTTCGTTATTTTCACATGGTGAATAAACTACGTAATCAGATTTAGTGCTTGACCACTGTGAATCTTCGATAATTGACGGGGTGTTTTTTTCTATCCATTTAGCGGTTTCAGAATCTTTATTTAGTTGCATTATTCTAAAATATCTTTTAGAATGTTCAGGATGTATTCCTGACGATGTTTTTAAAATCGTGGCCGCATTACCTGAAGGTTTTACCGTTGTTGTACGAGCAGCTTGATTTATACCAATTAATTCTGATACTTCTTTATTTGTTTTTTTAACTATTTCAGCACCTTTAGTTAATATTTCTTTATTAAATAATTCAGGTCTTGTCATCCAACCTGTTATAGAAACCCCAATCAACGCTTCACCTCTTACTATATCTTCAGTTTGTTTACCAAGATAAGGAAATTCGGTATAACCCGCCTGTAATGTGCCGATAATTGCAGCATATCTACATAATTCATAAAACTTTTCTTCACTGAAATTATTTTTACTATCGATACACGCAGAAGCATTTATTTCATCTAAATTACATTGTTTAGTCAACACATTATTAAACACACATTGATGTAATTTTTCTTCAGTTAAACAATAACTTTCATATGTTCCGTTTAAAGTTTCTATTTTTTTAACTAATTGATATTTACCCTTATTTTTTGGTTTATCACTATTATTAGTTTTTAATCTTTGTGTTTTAAGTTCGTTAGTGGTAGTGATTTGTAAATACCATAAACCATTTTTTCTTTCACATAAATTCGTCATAGTTCCTTTTTTACCTAAAAGATTGATTGATGAATCAATTCCAATTTTTGATAGTAACAACTGCCCGTCTCTTAATTTTTCTTCATCACCATATATTCTTATACCTTTTGACGCAATTGATCCGTCTGCGTCTGCCCACCCTGATATAAAATTAATAATCGATTCTCGATTCCAATTAAATATTTCTTTAGGTAATCCGATTTCATACTTTAATCTTTTTGATAATTCGAAATCCACATCATTAAACATAATAGTAGTATATGGTTTGTTATTATAATTATAATAATCACCAATAACAGTAATTCCTGAAAATTTTATTTTTTTATCTTCACTATATAAACTAGCGTAGACTTTTTTAGATTTTTTAGGTATGTTACCATCGCCTAATATAAACCCATAGTTATATGACTCTTCGTTATTAATACCTAAATTTTCATATTTAAAATTACTTCTTGGTATTTGTAACCCATATTTACTTGTTTTTAACAGTTTTATCAACTCTAAGGTTTCGACTTCTTTAAACTGTTTTTCAAACCTATTTTTAACTAAAAATTTATGATTGTTCGTTGCGTCTAAATAAGAGCCATCAGAGAAATAAACCCTGTTTAATACATCATTTTCGCCTGTCTTATATGGGGACACCTTAGACCATTCTACACCATTCCATATTTCAATTTCTCTATCTACAACATATCTTATATTTTCAATACCTGTTTTTGTGATCAATTTTGTGTCACCACCAACACAAAATTGAAAAACAGATGTGGCCTTATCCTTTATTTGTTCATAAAAATTGAATCCGATCTCAAAACAAGGATTAAACATTTCATCTTCGTGATTCATAAAAACAAACCCTAAATCGTTATCACCTTGATTTAATGAAACATATTCATTTAACTTTTCTTTATTAAATTCCCCTTTGATTAAACCAACTGAATTGTTACTTCTTGCTCGTTGAGGATTTGTGTATCTCCAATTACCTGTTTTAGCTTGTAGCATTACTTCATCGTTTTCATCAATAATAACATTCATTGCCGATCTACGAACACCACCAGATAAAACAGCGTCTGATATATACATTAACACATCATAAACAATTATTGATTTAAAATCTATAAAATCGTACCCATTAATGTGTGTGTTTAATAATAATTCTATGGATTCAATTGATTTTTTTAACCCTTCGTATCCAGGTGCTTTAAACCCTCCAGAAATAAACGCACCCTTATCCCTAATTTGTGAGTAATCGAATTTCACTCGATGTCCAAAATAATCTTCATATAGTGACGGATGTTTACAATAAGAACTAATTAAAACTTTTATTGATTCAGACCAACCCTCAATACTATCGGGAACAATAAATAATTTAACATCATTACTTCTTTTATGTATTTTAGGTAATTGTGACACAAATTTTTGTTTAAGTGATACACCAAGACCTGTCCCTGATAATAATACGTAAAAACCCTTGTTAAATACGTCTGGTGAATACGCATATGTTGTACAACAATTATATATTTTTGCGTTATGTTTAAATATAGCATCACCCCTAAATTGTAAATTTCTTTGGGACGCTAAAAATTCTTTTTTATGTAACGATGCCCTCACTTCATCTAATAAAGGTAATACTACATCACCATATTTTATTAAATGGGTGTTTAATATTTTATCACATGCTTCTTCCCATGTTTCATATCTTCCTAAATTATCATCCCATTTTAAATAATCCGAATATAATTTTAATTGTGATAGAAAATCTTTTCCTTTTGTCATATTATTTTTTAATTTTTTTATTAGTAATATTAAATATACGGAAAAAAAGTTATGAAACATTTATTTTATCAATATGTTTATAACTTTTTTCTATATTTTATTTAGTGCCGTTAATTAATATTTCCGCACTTGTTGTAATTGCGTTATTTCTAAACTGTTCACTATTTAAGTAAACTTCTTTAACCCTATCAACTTTTTTCTGAACAATTTCTTCTTTATGTCCAAGTAAAGTATTTTGTGATTCTGTATCAATAATTATAAATTGGTTATCAAATTTACAATTACTAAATACTACCCCGTCAGTTCCAATACGTGATTTTAATAATGTCATAGTAGCTAATCTATTTTCTTTTTGTTCTAATGTTTTACCAACAGAAATAATAACGTGACCAATTTGTGCTTTTTTAATAGAACCCCCCATTTGATTCGTCATAACAACTTCGGAGGCTATTGATGAATTATGAGTATAAATACCATTAGCAAAAAACATATGTGTGTCGTCCACAGTAATGTCTATCGTTTCTTCTTCACCAATTAACTCAATACTTTCGATTTCATCTAAAATGAAATCACCTAAATTTAAATTATGTTTCATTATTTTTTATTTAAAAATTTAATACATTTAATTATACATTTTTGTTTATCTTTATAATAGTCACCTTCTTTAATTCTTAAAATTTCATAATTTTTAGATTTTAAATATGTGTTCCTTTTTTTATCTTTCTTTTTTTGTTCTTTTTTGGAATGCCAATAATCTCCGTCAAATTCAATTATTTTATTACCACATTTAAAATCCACTTCCATTATTGTAATTCCAAAATCATAAACATAAAAACAAAATTCACCATTTAATTCACCAAAATAACATTTTCTTGTCTCTATTTTTTTATAAATTTCCCAAAATAAATCTTGTGATATTTTAGAATACCTATTTTTAAATGTTATTTGTTTTTTTATTAAAACTTCCCGATATTTTTTAACTCCCAAATCTTCACCATATTTCTCAATGTAAAATTCAATCGTTGAAGTATATCTCATTTTATCAATGAACTCATTATATTTTTCAATACCAACTTCATCACCATATCTTTTAATAAATGAATCTTTAGATGTTAGATTCATATTTGAGCAAAATTTCGTCCACAATAACTTTCCATTTTCTTCACCGTGTGTGGACAAAAAACCATCTAACGATAATCTAAACGATTGTCTTTTATTTCGTTCATCCCACAATTTATAACCCTTTTCAACACCAAATCTTTCTTGATATTCAATCAATGTTCTACCATTTCTGTACGGTTTATTTTTCTTCCTTTCGGACATGGTTTGGATTTTTTGTTCTAAAGTCTTTTTCCACTTTATTGCGCCAATTTCTTCACCATATCTTTTGACCATAATATCTAAACCGTAACTTTTAACCCTCTCGTTTCTAAGTTTCCATTTTTCTAAACCAATTTCTTCACCGTATAATTCTATGAATTTTTGTAATGTCATCCGACTACTTACTTGACCTTCATCATATTTTTCTTTCCATCTATCACCATATCGAATTTTAGTGGAATATTCGGAACGAGTATCACTTTTTAGTTTATTTTGGATTATTCGTAGTCTACCTAACCATTGTTTATCAACACCAAATATGATGAAATCTCGAATATTAACCATTCGATTACCAATCGTTGACGTTTCATAAAATTTAGTTATCTTTTCAAGTTCCTTGTATTGATTTTCAGTAATTATGTCAACCAAACCCTTAATTTTTTCGTAGGTTAATATTTTTTCTGTTGTTAATTTTCCCATAAGTTTTAATATATATTATAAATATTAACAACTCATGAAAAAATTGGTCGCGACGCAAAAAAATATTTAGTTTTTAACTAGTAATTTATCACCAATAGATAAACCACTTTGTATGGATTTGAACTTATTATTACCCGTCGGGAATAAATGTTTTTCGGAAACTTTAATAGTTGTACCTGATTTTAACGTAATTTTATATATGGGTTGTTTTTCAATTGGGAACACAAATAATATTGGTTTATATCCATCATTAGTTAATATTAAATCACCCACTTTCACAGTTTTTATTTCTACTTCGCCATTATCTTGAAGTATAACTTTAGTATCTAAACTCACGCACCTAGAACCTTGGGTTGCTACCCATACAGCAATATCGAATTCCGATGACATAGATTCAATTCCGCGCATAATAGCACCTTCACCTTTCCATTCATCCTCACCATTATTTTTATCAGAAGTTATACAATCAACGTAATCAATAATAACCAAATCAAGTTTATTTTCATTTTCGTTAATGTATTTTCTAATTCTAGATTTAATATCAGCTAATGTAGTACCATAACTAGGTAATTTCATTAATTTTAAACTACCCGATGATTGTCCTTTAACTTCTTTTACTCTATCAATTACAACTTCTTTATATTCAAATTGTTTATCAGGTTCAATACCTGTCCAAATAGTATAATGTTTTCTTAATATAGCGTTTTCGTTATCTTCAAAAAATATTTGTAAAACGTGAGCATTATCATTAAACGAACTGTTAGCGAACTTAGTTAATAAGGTGGATTTTCCAACCCCTGTGGGCGCAAGTACTACGCCTAATTCACCACGACCTAAACCACCTTTCAATAACTTATCGATACCCACAACCCCTGTGGGAAATGGTGTTCTTGAATCTGCGGATAATGCTCTTTCTGGGTTTTCTAATACATCAACTATTTCATGTGTTGTAACACCTACTTGCATAGCATCTTGTATTATTTTTTCAATATCATTATATTTTTCAAACGAGCCTTGTTTCATTATAGCTTCAACCTTTTTGATTGCTTCTTTTAATGTTTGTTGTTTACAAAAATTTAACGATAATTCTTTAATTTTTCCAGAATCCTCAACCTTATGATCTTTTATCATATTGAGTGTGTCGATATGCATTTTTAACGTGGTGTCTTTATTAACACTTTCCGCCACTAATGTTTGTTCGATTGTAGCATACGCTGGAATCTTCTTAAACTTTTCGTGATGTTCTTGTATATAAGTGAAAATGATTCTAAATGAACCATTTTCAAAATATTTAAAATTAGCGACATCTATTATCGTTTCACCAAATTTCTTATCTTCAATAATTGTTTTTAATAAAGATAATTGAAATGGTTGTCCTAAATGTCCAAAATCTTTTTGTTCCATGTTTTATTTTAATTCGTAATCTAAATAGAATTTATCCAAATTTTTTGTTGATAGTATATAAGTTATATCACCCAAATATTTTCTCAATTTAGGTCTAATGTCACAATATCTTGCTTTAGGATGATAAACGTGTGCAGGAAAAATTCTATTAATAAAAATCTGGTTATCTAATTTTACCTCTAATTTAAAATACTCTTCCTTAATAGGATCATTATTCATTATGTTTTCATTATCTGTGACATAATGGTAATTATCGCTCATATATTCTAAATTTTTTAATTTAAGAATACCAGATATATCATGGCAAACATCAGTAATCCAATTATATATATCTACAGATTTTTTAGATCTTGGATTAAAATTGTTTACTTGAAAATATCTTTGAACAATAATATTATTTTCTAATGTTAATATAAACTCAAAGGTAGTGGGTTCTTGATTTGTTTGTGTGTTTTTCATAAACTTTTTTTATTTGTTATTTTTTAAATATTTTTTATTTGTTAATTGTTTATTTTTTTCTTTTCTTGTTAATCGTAAGAATGGATTTAGAAATTTAATCCATGCGTCATCTGATTTAGGTAAAACTTTAAAGATGCCGTCATCCATCATCATTTTCATAGTGTTTTTGTATGATCTACCTTCGGGGTCTATTTTTTCATTAATTAATAAATTAATATCTTCTTTTGCTTCATCAGTTAAAAATGGTATTTCTAAACTAACTATTTTATTATTGATATCATAAAATTCTTCCCCAAGTACACCATGTTTGGTGACGCCACCTAATAAATTTTGTATAAGTTTATTATCCTTATCTTGTTCAAAAATAAAGTTTGTTTTTTGCCTTATATAATCAAGAGTAAGTTTTTGTGTAACAACTTCAGGGTAAATATCAATGAATCTTTTAATACCTAAATTTTTAATTCCTGCAATATTATCCGATGGATCACCACACATCATTTTTATTAACTTTATATTTTCAATTAAGATTTCTTCATGATCATAAATAAAAGTATCTTTTGGTTTATAAAGTTTTTTATGTGATGGGTTGTATAATTGTGTGTGCTCTGATACTAATTGTGTTAAATCACCATCAGAAGAATAGATTATTTTCTTTTCGTTTGGGGAATTTTGAACATAATAGGCAATACTATCATCTGTTTCACAATATTTATATTCCCCTTGACGAACAAAAATTTCTTCTAAATATTGTTTAATTCTATTTCTTTGATAATCATAAGAACATATTTCTTCTTCGGTTTTTAATCTACTTTTACGGTTATATTTGTAATAACTATATATATTTCTTCTTTGACTTGAGCCATCTTCACCATCCCAAAATACTACTATTTTGTCTAAATGAAAATTTTCAAAAGAACGTCTAAGTGTGTCTAAAAAATGATAAATCCCCCCAATATGGACACCTTTATAAAAATAATTTTTACATCCGTACCATCCAATTGTTAGGAGATTATCACCATCAACTAATAATGTTGACATTTTTTTTTATTTAATTTGTTTGACTTCTTGTTTAATAACTTACAATATAAAAATACATAAAAAAATTAACATATCAAAATATTTTTGATTCTTTTTCTAAATTATCTTTCCACCATAATGGTTGTAGATTGGTATAATGACATAATTTAAATCATTCTTCTTTATTTTTCGCTGAAGATAGTGGTGTTTTATGATCAATATGCCAACCGAATTGAGTATAATTAGTCCAATTCATCCCTTCGGTAAATTGATTCTCAAAATGTTTTTTCAAAAATTCTGGCGAGCAACCAACAATATCAAAAGTTTTATTTATTTTCATTTTTTTTAAATAAAACAAAATCCTATATCTAACATTTTGGGTTATTTTATATATAAAATCTTCTTTTTGCCTTTTTCTTCTTAAAATATTTCTTTTTATTTTATATTCAGATGCGTATTTTTTAATCTTTTTTAAAATTATTTCACGATTTTCATGATAATACTTTTTTTTATTTAATAATATGTTTTCTCTATGTTTTTCTCGACTAATCTTAGTGGTGATTAAATATTTTTCGGAATTGTCTTGTCGATATTTTTTCGACCGTTCATTATTACATTCTTTACACAGATATAACTAACCGTCTTTTGATGTATTTGATTTTCCAAATTCATTAGTTGGTTTTTCTAAATCACATTTTTTACATATTTTACTATCCATAACTATTTCATATTAAATAAGGAAGTAAAATACTTCCTTATTTAATTTATTCATCACCATCAATATCATTATCTGATTCCATAATTTGATAATCTCCGTCACCACCAAGTATTTTATTCCAATATTCTGAATATTGTTTTTTGTAATCTTCTAATGAATCTTTCGTGTCATTAATAAATCCTTGTGGAACTGCAATTATCTTACCATCTTTATACGCAATACCATTAACGTGGTTTTTTAAAATGGAAACTTTAGTCCGAACAGCATACGAAACTTTTCTACCATCTTTAGTTGCGTCTAAATGTGAAATACCTGCTTTTTTCTGATTTCCAAATAAAAATACTACAGAACTAGCTAACCATACAGCATTCCCCCCTTTTGCTTTGATCTCTGCTTGAGAATATGGGTTATCTGGAATGTCCACCCATGGCTGATTGATTATTATTAATGTATTATAATACAGATAATCATCTTTTTTCGATTTTGAAATTCTAGAGTGAATACCCATCCCTATTTTATCCGATAAAACACCAGCATTATGTTGTTTACCACCCTTGCCATCAAAGGTCATCTTACATGGTATTGACCCTATAGAGTCCCACAAGAAACATAAAGAATATGGTATATTACCTTTTTCTTGTTCGTCTAATATTTCATTAATAAAATCTGTTGCTTGTTCAATATATTCAAATGAATCGTTGAATATAAAGTTACCATCCCACTCTCCATTAGAATTTTTTTCTGCTTTTAATCCTAATTCAATAGAGTGTTCCCACGACCATTTTTTTTCTGTTATAATAAACACGGGTAAATGACCTTTCTTTTGAGCGTCAGCTGCCGCTAATATCATTGCAGTAGTTTTTGCTGTATTACTATGACCTAACATCATATTAATACCGCCCATTACTGGTCCAGGTAATCCACACGCATTTAAAAATGATTCACCACAATAATAAAAATTAGTTTCTTTATATTTTGTTTTTGTGGAAAATTTTTCTTTAAAATCAAATTCTTTTTTCTTTAATGCCATAATATTTAAAATGTTATAATATATTTGCACCATTATCAATTAGTATGATAATGGTGCAAATTTTATTGATAATTAAAATGGTAAATCTTGTGATGGTGCTTCTGTCGATTGTGGGTCTTCCACGCCAACATCAGTTGTTTCATCAAGTTTATTTTGAATAACTTCACCTGACGGCATCCATCTTTTATTATCTCCATCCCATTTTGGAATTTCGCCAGTTGCGACTAATTCAAGATAATCTTCACCTTTTTTAGAGTACCAATCAGACCAAACAGAATCGTCTGTCAGCCAAAGTTGTTTATTTTCTTTATTGGTGCTTAATGGATCTTTATCTTCGGGTAATACAGTTGTGATACTTGTATATTCTTTACCGTTATTTGCTTTACTTAGTGATAATGATAATATCAAGTCACGTCCACTTTCAGGGTCTGTAATATCACCTTTATTTCTAATGATAGGATAAATTTTATCAAAAATACCGTCACCTTTATATGAATCTTTAAACCTCCAAAATTTTGGACCGTCTTGTTCGTTTTCTCTGTCAATAACCTTAACTATATAGAATTTACGTGATCTATATGATTTAGCAAGTTCTTTATCAGATTCAACACCTGTTGATCTTAAACTTTCATACACTTCATTAAGTGGTGAACGTTTACCTTCTTGTGCTGGGTCATATAATTTTACCCATTGACCATCTACTTGAATTTCGTGAAAATATATTTCAACAAAAGGTGATGAACCATCAGATGTTGGTAAAATTCTAATTCGTTTTTCACCTGATTTTACACCTTTTGGTAATACAGTTGTAAAATAATGTTTTAACCTTTCTTCTTGTGAAATTTTGTTACCTGCACCGCTTGCGGTATTTTTGTTTTTTTCGTACTGTGCGTTAATTGCATCTAAAATGTTACTCATTTTTTAATTTTTTTTAATTATTATTTGAAAATTTCTATAATTCAAATATAAGTAATTTATTTAACAAAACAAAATAAAATTGAAAAAACCTGATAAAATATTATCAGGTTTTTAATAAATTAAATTAACAAATTAGTTATTAATAACGTAAATCGTTGTTATCTACTTCATTAGGGTTAAATGATTTAGTTATTTCATTTTTACCATAATTTTCAACATCGTTTTTAGTTAAAACATATTCATTTTTTCCAGAAGCTCTCATTTCTTCTTTTTTATCTGCGAAAAATTCTTGTGGGTTTTTATTGAAAGGAAAAGAATCTAACGATCTCATTTCTAATTTTTCTTCAGGGGTTTTAGGTTTTGAATTTTGTAGTTCAACACCTAAATTATCTATCTTAGCTATCAATTGATCCATACCTTGAAGTTTGGTTTCCAATTCTGTTAATTTAGAAAAAATCCCATCCATTTTTTGTGTGGTATCACCATTATCTTGTTTATCGTCTAACTGTTGTTTAATACTTTTAGTCATATTAACCAAATCAGTAATATCCATTTCTTCTGTAGTGTCATCAGAAGTTGGTTCTACCATTGTTTCTGTCGGTAACGGAACATCATTTGTTGGTTGTGATCCATCTACTGGCGGTACTCCATCTGCTGGCATTTCCCCACCCGCAGGTGGTAAACCGTCTACAGGTTGTGCGCCGTCTGCTGGTGGTGTAGTTTCTGTAGGTTTAGGCTGTTCCGCATTTAAATATGGAATGTCTTGTTCTGTTATCAAATTTTTAACATAATTGTTAATTTGATTAAATCTTTTCAATTCTTCTGCTATTGTTACTTTTTTTAACATATTCTTAATCAATTATTAATTGTCTGCCATCTTCGATGACATATTTTTTATTAATTCTTTCAACTAAACCATCTTTAGATTTAATGGTATAACATTCACCAGTTTGTAAATCACAAACTTCTTCCATTCCACCATTAATTGGTGTTTTATTTATTCTATTAGATAAAAAATTATCTAAACTATTATTAATATTACTTTCCATATTTTATTTATATATAAATATCATAATATTATAAAAAAGTCAATATTAATCCATTGGGACTATATCAAAATTAAAATAAACCACATCATAATCTTTTAACCCTAAAGATGACATTAATGTTGGTGATAACCCAACACCACATCCTTCAATGGCTGGTCCAATAGTGACAGGACCATTATATGTTTTCGAATACGTAGATAAATCAGTGTTAATTGTTAATGATTTATTATTTAATGGATTTAAAAAAATGGTAGAAATTAAATTTGCTTCTATGAATTTTGGTTTACCGTTAAATTTTGTTGAATAAAATTTGTTATTAGTGTTTTTAATATCGCCCCATTTTATTTTTCCCCCATTAATATTAGATAAGATACTCATGTCCATATCATCGTCTATTTCGTAATTTGTTCCACCCATAGTAATTACCACAGATCGTAACCACGTTTGTTTATTACGTGATATTTTTTGAATATATTTTTCACCATTAAAACCATTAAATGATAACCCTATCCTATTTATTCCCGCCTCTTTTAAAATTTCCTCACCATTAATTGTTTTTCCTGTGCCCATATCATAAAAATATGTCATACCATTAATATCAATAGCCTTTTCTGTTCCTTTTAAATTATTTTCAGTTTTAACTTTTGTTTCTGCTTTCTGTAACATTTTATCAAATAACGCCCTGTAACTAGCCATAAACGAATCTTCAGGTTTTGGTAATGATTGCATAGGTATTCTAGACCCTTTAAATGTAGTATCAATACCTGAAGATTTAATATCATGTGTTACTTCACTGATCCAATATGAGCCCCTAAACATAGGTACGTTTTTCAAATAAAAAAACATTGTTGGTTGAATCATAACATTACCCATCGACTTAACAGTACATTCATATGATGCTTGACGATATATATCAAATAACCCAATATCTATTTGTGATGTTGATGACCCCGCAGCACTATTACCTAATCTTTCAATAACATCAAACGATTCTGTTGTATTTTTAATACTTGTTTGGTCTAATTCGATTGACTTAAACATTGATTGATTTTGATCACCAACACTCACTTCAAAAGCAACGGCTCTATTTGATTTACTATAATCAACATTTCTAAAGTATTCTGGAGCCACTATTATTGGGTTATTATTTGTGTCAGCAAGATTAAAACCATCACCTTTAAATTTGATTTTTTTATCAATATCTGACATTTCTAGATGTTTCGACGACGGGCCGAAATATTGTAATATTATTTTAGGTGTGGATTCTTCAGTGTCCACATCCAAAAACGTCCCAAAAATATTTTTTGCAACGTCTTTTGATGGTTTAATTTTATGTGTTCTCGAAAAATTAGTTCCATAAAAATTAACATACGATGGTAGTGCTTTCAAATCAAACCCTGTGTTCTGTAATAATAAGTTCAATGTACTATAAAGATTTAAATCCCTATTTTTCATATCCATAATAGGTATTAACTTAGTTATATCAATGTAAACCTGATCACCAATATCTTTATTTGCTTTATCTAAGAACAAAAATTCTTCCATTAATGTTCTTTGTCCTATTGAATTACCTGCAATCCACTTATCGTTAAATGACTTAAAGTAATTATAAAGTTCTAATTTAACTGCATCATCATTAAATGAACGTTTAATAGTTAATGATTGACTTTCTAATGGTATTTCATATGTACGTATATTTTCAAACAATCTATTTAAAAACAATTTAGTTTTTGTTTCTATTGACCCAAATAAAAACTTAGTTAATTTACTATCAGTTACTATAATGGGCGCTATCGGGTTTATATTGTTTTTGATGTAAGTTTTAAAATCGGTAGTTATACCATCAATCTTCATCCCCATATATATATAAATTAAGGGTCTAAAAAGTTTAATATTTTCTTCTGTTAAAGCAATATTATTATCACTAAAGAAAGAATCATATTGGTTTCCGCTGTCAATATAATCCCCGACATATAACTTAATTAAGTTTTGTGTGTCGGTGGTTAATTGTGAACTGTCGTAGTTTCCAAAATTATTTATAACTTCACTAGAATCGGTAAAACTACCATTAACATAATCATTTATTTCTCTAGGATTCTGTAATATGATATTTATTAAACATTCATTAGATAAAATTTTATTTGATATTTCATTCAATTTACTATTTTGTCTTTCAATTATTGTGTTTATAATATCAACACTATTTGTAGTATCGTTTTCTTTTTTATCTACAGTAACAATTTCTCTCAACAATGTTTGAAAATTATCATAAGGTAAACTAAACGACTTATATGATAATTCGGTATTTAATTTTTCATTAGTAAATTCTAAAAATGCGTTTTCAAACACGTCTAATATATCAGGTTTAAATGTCGCTATTAAGTCTACCACTTTTTTATGATTTTCAACCATAGTATACGATGACCCACTAACACCTAAATGATATTCGTTATAATTTGGGAAAGTATATCCACTATATATTGGTGATACATAATTTGTTTCTGATGGGTCGTTCCAAATAATACGCAAATTGTTTTGTATTTCATCATTATATGTTACACCAGAAATTTTTAAATTCCCGTTTGATGGTAATAATGTATATGTTGATCCTGTATTTTTCGTATTGACGTTTTTATTATCAACAAATGATGTGTATGTTCTTAAATTAAATGGGAATGATCTAGATAACACACCGTTAGTACCCCCACGAATAATACTATTTGTGAACGGTTCAGTTGTACTACTATTATGATTAAAAAAAATATAATCATTAACTGTTTGGTGGAACACGTCTTGATAATAAGGGTAAAACCCAACAATATCTTTATCGTTTAAATTAACTGTCCATTTATTTAATCCTGTATTACCACTATATATTCTTCCACTAATATTATTATCATAAAATAAATTTACATCTATTGGTGATGTTACCCCATTAATAATATCTATTCCTTCTGTTAAATATTTTTTATATCTGTGATATATTGACCCCCATTTAATCATTAAATGATAAGGTATCTTATGTGCTGAACTAATTTCTCTAAATAATGTAGACACTAATGTCAGTTTGTCGTTATTACTAATAGTATCACTTAAATCTACAAATGGTAATGAATTTAATAACAAATAGGATGTTCCAACATATTTACCTTCAGAATTTGGTTTTATAAATTCTTCATATAATTGTTTGTGAAAATACGGAGTATTTAATATGTTTACTTTATATTCATTATTAAAACTTAACGCGTTATTAAATAAATTTTTAAAATATGGTTTAATCCATAATTTAGGTTCAATATCCGATGAAATAAAATCGAAATTAGACGAATTAGTTGATAAAATACCATTTAGTTTCAAATTATGTTTAGTAAATTTGGTTTGATTTAAATATGTCGGTGAATTAAACGGGTATATAGATGTTCGATATTTTTCTGTATTATCCAATGGGTAATTTTTTAAAAAATATTCTAAATTTTTATAATCATTATGATTTTTTGTTGGTGTTTTACCTTGTGTGATCAAGAAATCGTTATCATTATTATCTTTAATATAATCTACCGTAGGTAATTGACTTTGATAATATGGGTATCTTTCATATGTTGAAATACCTGCCATTGTACCTAATAAATTGTAAATATATTTATAGTCGTCCGTAACCCCATCATATTTATTTAAGGTGATATTAGATTTAAGTAATCCGAATAAATCTGGATCGTTTTTAAACCCTTCAGTTACATTTACAAATTCTAAATCTGCCAATTCATAAATAGATTGATTATCATATGGAATAACCGACATAGAATATTTCGCTCGTTCATAAATTTCATATAACAATGACGAATATGATTTATTAGTATATGGAATGGTAGTATTTAAGCTAGTAAACAAATTAATATCATTTAATTTAACACTGTCATTGTTCGATTCTTCGAATGAATATTCAATTAATTCTGGATTAATTTCTTTATCAGTTAACGGATCACTTTTATATGTAGATACTTGTAAAAAGTTTTCAACAAATTCAATTTCGGGCCATAAAGTAGAATTATATGATTTTAATTTATTAACCACATCATAACTACCAGGATATGTTAGTACACCTATTTCACCACTTGAAGATTGTTTTTTAATCTCTGGCCACGGATATATATTATCACCAATAGAGTCACTACTAAACTGTTTTAACAATTCTTTTCTTTCATTAGATACATCAAAAGCAGTTTGATGTACATTTTTCATTAAACGAATATATGTGTCAGCGTTTGCTAATATAACTGCAACGATATTTCTGATCGTTGGGGAAAAACCAAATGCACTATCTTTTTTACCATCTTTATTAGTGATGATTTTGTTCATTTCGATTTCTATAATATTTTCAATAGCTTTTCTTTTTTGTATAAATGTTTTTTGTATTTCATAAATTTCGATCAATAAACCCTGTATATTAACGACAACATTACCACCTTTTATTCTTACAAAATCACTAATTTTTTCGATTTTTGATAATGGTATTGTTGTTAATGATTTTGAAAGTTCAGAATTATCTTTTAATTTCATAGGTGTTTTACCAAACGACAAGTTGTTATTTAATTCATTTATACCATTTTTTAAAATTTGTTCTAATGTACCTGTTGACCCCGTAATATATTCATAAGAATTTTTATTTTTATCCGATAATTTGTTCCATTGTTGTGTGATAGTTTCAAAACTTTTGTTAGGATACATCACAACTTCTTGTTCACTTAAATATTCCGATGATAATCTTTTACTTTTCCATGCGTTTATATTGTTTTCTAATTCTTGTATTTTTTTTTCGTAATCACTAAGTTCAGACAAAACCTTTGGTTCCACAACTTTATTAAAAATTTCCATCTCAAGAGTTTTATCTAACCTACCTGCACTAACAACTAATTCCCTTAATGTTTTTATTGGAAAATCTTTATCTATTAATCCTTTATTTTTATATTCATTATAAACTGAAGTTAACATCTTATGACCTTTGGATGTCTTTTTAATTTTTTTAGTATATTTACCTGTACCTTCATTATATGTGGTATTTTCATCACTTTCAATAGCAAACATGTATGGTGCATTTAAAATCCCCTTTAACGGTATATCGTTTAAATACGCATATGTAGAACCAACAAATGTAGTGTCTACTTCAAAATTACCATTACTTGAATTAAAACGTGTGGAAAACTTAACTAAATGTAATCTATAACGAATAGCCTTACCATAATAACCTTTTATTGTTAAATAAAATATTGGCCAAGGTAAATGGAAAAATGCTTTATAGGGCGAATTTTCAGGCGATTCAAATAATGTTTTACCTCTAACATCTATAAATCTAATACTTACTTGAGGTACTAAATTTGCACCAGCAACCTTTATTTGTACATTATCTATACCAAATGATTGTCCAGTATCATCACTTTGATAAAAACTGTCAGTTTGTTGTGTTTTCTTATTTGTAGTATAAGCTTCAGTCCAAGAAGTATCTAAATCGTTTCCATTATTATTATGTAGCATATTGAAAGTACCTTTTGCTATTGACGTTAATGAGTTTGATACATCACCCATAATCATAGTTGTTCTTGGTATTAGATCAGCTTCTAAATTAACATACATCACCAAATCTTCCTGATTAACATTTCTACCTTTTATTTCGCCACTCGATGATATACAACTGGCAGGATCAATATAAATTAAATTATTTTGTTCCGTTTTAACCAATATTTCATTTTTATTGTTTTTATTACTCATATTGTTTATTCACCGTAGTAGAAATTATAGTTTTCAATCATTCTTTTATAATCCATTAACGTTGATGTTAATGGATGTGGTATTCTGATTATTGAATTGTCAGGTATGTCAAATTCTAAACTACCTAAAGATGGATTAGCTAATAATATTAACCAACCAAAAAATGGAGTACCATAATTATCATCTGATAATTTATCTAATCTAGTTCTGTTTTTATAATATTGTTCATATTTATCAGTGCTCTTTATTGGTATTCCAATACCAGGAACAATTTTATGTACATCGTTTTCATAAAAAAATTGATATCTGTCGAAATATTGATTTTGCATTATCTAAAATAGTTTAAATTTTTATTATAGTCATATCCATTAATTTTACCTGTTGATAGTACTTTGTTTAATATTTCTAAATCTTCCACAGAAATTTGTCCTGTGTCTGCACCATTATAAATAATTGAAAGATCTTTAGTGTGTATCGGAAAATTATCAATATTCACATTCACAGTCACGGGGGTTTTAATAAAATTATTAAAACATGTTCTTATATTTTCTATTGAATTTTTAAATACTCCCCCTTGTTTAATGTAATCCGTGATAATTTTATCTACATCGTCTTTTATTAAAAATATTGATATAAATTCTAAAAGTACAGTATCACTCATATTTTGATTATTAAAATCATATGTATTATCAAAAGATAATTCAAACTTCTCATTACTTTTATTTAAAAATTCAAAAACAGGACTGTATGCTTCATAAAATTTTATTTTATCAAATCCCGCAAGTTCAAACTTATTATTTGTATCACCATTTATTTGACCATCACAAGTTGTAGATATAATATAATTTAAACTATCTAAAATTTTTATCAAATCATTTCTATTTTTTTCTAAATTTTGTGATTTAGACACTAAAAAATCATCAATAATTATATCTAAATTAACTAATAAATAATTACGTAAAACTTCATTCGATTTGTTTATTAAATTTTCATTAATATTCATTTTCAATAATCTAGTTAAATCATATGTTTCTATACTATTCTTCATCACTTTTTTAAAGTTATCCACATAATATGTTTTATCTTTTGTAGTTGGATAATTACCGAATAATTCGATGGTAATATCTGACCCATCCGTTTTAACAACATAATTACTAACATCTCGATAAATTGAAGATAACATTAACGTTGAAATTTTATTACCATATCTATTATTTATTAAATTATAATAACTTTGGTAATTATCAATATAACTTGGTAAAACATCGTATAATCTTAAAACTAAAGTAGTGTAATCGATTTTATATCCTGTATTATCTATCTGACCGATGTATTGACCATTAATGATTTTATTTGAATTTGGTAAATCAGAATAAACTTGTTCCGTTTCAGATTTTTTATATTCTAATATTTCTTCAAGTATTTCTTTATTAAACTTAGTTCTATCTTCCGTCGCAGTTGAACGATAATCATAAACCTCAGTGTTAGCATAAAAATTGGACGATAATGCGTTTTGTAATTCATTAACAGGACCTTCCATACCTTGACCACCAATTAATGTTAATTGTAATGTTACTGTTGCTAACATTGGTTGAACGCCAATACCTTCAGGATTTAAATCCCAAATACTTTCGTCATATTCAATATTATAATCACGAATAATCGCTTTAGTGTTATAAAAATCACCAAATCTAAACACAATAATAGGTGGTGGACCGAATGTAGTGTTCCTTGAATTTAAGTCATTTACATCGGTAATACCTTTAATCGGTATAGTGTCACCTGGCCTCATACATTGATTTAAAAATGTTAAACGACTATTTAAACCTTCAGGTGTCATTGAGTGAAACGCGGGATGAAAATATTTTAACTGTTCTGTTAATGACGAAAATTGTATTGGTGAATCTTCTTCTAATTTCTTAAAGTAATAACATTCACCCAACACTTTCATCACTATTTTTTTTAATATATCAATATTAGGTTTTTGTGTTTTCTGTTCAACCAATTCGTCCACTACTATTTTATTAGTACCGTTTTTTGCGTCAATCTTGTCAACTACATCATAAGTAATAAAAATAGTAGTTTGACGGCATCTAAATGACGCTGGTATTGTTTTTTTTAATTCTGGTGATGTTATCGGTAATGTTGCGTCCGTACAATCAACTATTTTATTTTCTTCACCAATTAACCCATCAGTTGGCTTTTCGTTTTTATAAGCTTCCCCAGCATTTAACACTATTTTAATTTCTATGTCACCATCAACTTTAAACCCAAGATCGGTAAAAGGTATTTTAATTGGATTACTTTCAAATTCTACAACCGACGTTCCTTTTTTTAATTGTTCATTTTTAGGTAATTCCCACACTACTTTATTGATCGCATTTGTTATATCACCGTCAATAGATAGTTTAGTAAAAAAATCACTAATTAAACTATGTGAACGTCTATATGATAATTTTAAATTATAATTATCATCAGCAACGGCAGACGCTGATGAAACAAACATTAACCTAACCGATTTGACTTTATTTTTTATTATAGTATCTTTTAATGTGTTTACATTTACACTATATTCATTATAATTTTTTGTTGCTTCGGTAAAAAGTTTTTCAATGGAATTATTTGTTCTTTCCACCATTTTTGTTAACGTCGGAACATCAGGTTTACTTGTAACTCCACTTGCGGTTAAAATTTTATAATCATGTGTATATCCAGTATTATTCCACGGTTTCCCTGTTATTATATTTAAACCTTTATTTAAGTCACTAAGATATAATCTTTTTCCTGTCCCTTTATAGGTATCAAATGTTTGACTATATGTTAGTTCACTAGTCAAATTTGGGTTATTCCCAGGAACGTCATTATTAAAATATAAAATATGTGTTTTTTCAATATTATTAGAAGTATTAGATGCTGGCACAGGATCTGTTTCAGGAACTATTCTACTTTTATATCTTTTTATGGTTTCAGTATCTTTACCACTGTTTAGATATGTTTTAATCATTTCAACATCAGTCTTATCCAATGATGAGTATTTTTTAATTAAATCGTAAAAATCTAATTCTTCGCATCCAGCAAAAAAAGCGTTAATATAGTTATCAGATTCTGTTTCTGACATATTTTTAAATTGATTCTTAGTTAATAAGTTCAAAATACTTGGATGATCAACAATTATTTTAAAACTTAAATTAGCTGTTCTATTTGTTTTTTGATATGTAAATATAGGCTCAGGTCTTCCGATGAAAGTGTTTTCTTCCCAACTAGTTCCGTTTTGTTCTGAAATTTTAATACCATAAGGTGGAAACCACATAATACGACCGCCATTTGGTCCACGTTCACAATAAGGTAAATCGTTATAAGTAAATTCGGGTTTGTTAGATGTTTTCCATGCTAAATTTTCAATCGAAAACATATATTTTTTAGCTCTAAAACCATTACCATATTTTTCAATATTTGTAGAACCATCAAATGTTTGTTTACCGTTAGACATTGGGGCGATATTTAAATTCCAAGGTGTGGACATAACACTACTATTAAACTTACGTATTAAACCAGTTCTTTTCATAGTATCAGAATATTTCATATAAGCTTTATCTTTTGTCCACACACGACAATATTCGTTACCACCATTAAATAGTGTTGAACCACTAACGTTTCTAACACCAGACCCTTTTGACATTGCTATTTCACCATCAACAAACACCTTACTTGTTTGATCAATGGCATTTGCAACATGAGAATATCTTGTGGTATCACTTGGTAACGAATCTAAAATTTGTTGTGTGGTTTCTAAAATAGACCCTGTTTTAAATTGGTAGTTAGTAGAAAAAGTATTTTCAATATTAGAATTTACTATCCTGTTTTTTGATTTTTTGGTGAACCAAGTTAATTTTCCTGCAACACTACCACCCTCACCAATATTTCTATCCGTTTGAAATAATTCGGCTTGTGTTTTATCAAATAATAAACTTAAATAAAAATTGCCTCTTACTATTCTATCATTACCGTCAGTCATTGCTCGTTTTACATCATTAGTGTCGTCATCACCGATATATGGTTTACCTAACGAAATTGAGCTATTAAAGATTGATGTAAATGTATTATAATTTGGTGAGTATTTTGAGTATGATAAGTTTTCAAATAATCTAGTTTTTTGACCACTACCCATATATTCAATGAATAATTCTGATGGTTTTATTACACTTTTCGTATTTTTAAAACCTAATAAATTACCAATACTATCAATAATACTACTATTATTATTTAATGGGTTTTTCGGGTTTGTTAAATAATCACCAGGTATTTCAGTCCAAGGTAGTTGTACACCACCAATTGTCAATATGAGATCTAAAGTCTGGCCAAATATATTATTTGATACAGTTATCTTATTATTAAGTTCAATTAATGGTTCTTTACCTGTTACAATGTTTGATAACGTGGATAAGTTACCGTCTAAAGCATCTAAAAGTCTTACTTTACCTAATGTTGATGTATATAAATTTTGAGCGATTCTTGCTTGAATAGGACCATTACGTTCATTTTTTATATTATTTGCAGAAAACTTAAATAATTCAGATTCATTATCAAATTTATCAGTAGTTAATATACCAATTAAAGTATGATCTTGATTTGTTTGAAAATATGGGTAATAATCTAAATTTGCACGTCGAGCAAGTACATTTAAATTCTCTTCTATAACGTATTGAAGTGGTTTATATATGTTAGTATTTTGATGAATTAATAAATTATTAGATCTATTGTCATCAACATCACCTAAATTTCTATTTTCATAAACGTTTAATGTACTAACATCATATGAGTTTGCGGTAAATGTCTGCGGACCGTTCTGTACTTTTAAATTTTTATTTAAAAGAATATCCCTAAATTTTTTAGTTGTGTCAAAATCTAAATATGTTGGCATTAGTGTTAAGTTTAAAAGTTTTTATTCTACATAACCCCTTTTAGTTGGCGGGGTTTTCCATATTCTTTTATATTCATCAAGAACTGTACTATTAACTTGATGTATAACTGTAATAGTAGATTTAGTATCTTTATTTGATTCTTTTTGATTGTTTTCTGTTTTTGTAGAAGTCTTAGTGTTTGTTGTATCAGTATTTGATGTTTTATTATTAACACCATCAAGTGGTTTATTTGGTTCAACACCTAATACTGATTTACCAAAATCAACAAACCCCCTTAACATATTTCTAGCCCCAACACCAAGTTTTGGTATTTGTTCAGCTATTTTATCCGTAGTTTTTTCAATACCACTAATCACATCTTTTGGATCAAAACCTAAAACCCTTAAAACTTCACTTTCAGTTTTACCTAATTCTAATTGAGCTTTTGCCGCCAAAAATGATATATTTCTATCTATAGTTTTCAAAGAACTAACCTGCTGTTTAATTAAATCTTTATCATCCATGCCCGATAATTCCTCTTTATATTTGAATAATGTTTGAGCTTGCTCTGATGTTAACGAATCTAACGCTATTTGTGTTTTATCACTTAATTCTTTCTGTAATGCTGGTGAATCAATACTAATAACCATTTTACCATTATCCATTCTAGCTAAGTTGGTAATAAATTCTTTTGTTTCCTCAGCTTTTTCACCAGTAAATTGTATACCACTAGACATTAAATCTGTCGCTGCGGACGATCTTTCTGCGGCGGCTATTGATATTTTACTTAATTCCTGATAACTAACACCTGTTGCGTCGGCCATTTCTCTTACACGTCTTAAATTTGCGCCAGTAATTTCAAACTTACCTTGTTCTTGATTATATGTCGCTAATGATTTAGTTGCATTAATTAAAGAATCTTGTAAACCTTCAACATTGTTAGTTGCCATATACATTAATTTTAACGGGTCATTTAAATCCCCAATAGCGCCTCCTATCATTTGTAAATTAGCGACAGTTTCTATAGCACCTTCAGGTTTAAATACTTTTTCAGCTAATAGACCTACAGATTCCATATTCATTCTAAATTCAATAGCTTTTTTTGACATATCAGCCAAACCTTGAATTCCATTCTTGAGCCCGTATTTGTACATCATATCAAGACTTCCTGTAACACCATCTATAACTTTTTTATAATTTAAACCTATTTTTACTGAATCTGTTCCAATTTTAGTTACAGCATCCGCAGTACTATTAACACCAATAGAATATTTTTCTGTTTCTATTGCCAATTTTGAAAATCCGTCAACACCGCCAGTAACGAATTTACTGGCAGTTACCATATGATCAATACTTTTTGAATCTAATATTTTAAATTTTCCTGATGCTAAAACTAAATCTGAAACACCCTTAGTTAAATCGTCGAATTTTATACCTAATCTTTCTGCTTCAGGCCATGATTGCATAATGTTCATTCTGAAATCTTCAGAAAGCTCACCTGCCATTCCTAAATCACTATTTACTATTTCTATTAATTTTGTTGTTTTATCTAAATATCCTATTGTGCCATCAACTATAAAATTTTGTAACGTTGACATAAGATTTTGTACTACATTACCACTTCCTGAAAAAATACCGCCAATACTTGACATTAAACCATTAAGTCCACCCGTTAATCCTTCGTTTGAACCTTTACCAGCAGTTACTAATTGTGATAACATATCACCACCACCACCACTTGTTCCAAACGATGATGTACCAGTTCCTGATTTTGTGTTATTATTATTAATAATACTTTCCATTGCTGTATAAGATGCTGATGCGTCAGCACGTGTTGACCTTGCATGTGATCGCAAATATTCAGTTTCAAACCCAGGGTAATCACCATTTCTAACAAATGTTGCTAATGGTCCTGTTAATGTAGCCATAAATAATTATTTTAATATAAATATCTGGTTATTTATTTTCTAATTCAATCATATATTGAACATAATATCTTCTTGTATGAATAGGCATCATTAAAACGTCAGAATAGGAAAAACCTCTTTTAACCATAAATAATATTTCATCAAGTTGTCCTTTTTTATAATCCATAGAAAGGACGAAAAAACTCAACCCCCAGTCCAATTTCTACTTGGATCTCTTCTCCTGATGGGGTAATTACTTTTTGTGTTAAATCTAAACCTGGTTTATTGTCTTTTACGAATTTTCTAAAATCTTGTGAATCTTTTATTGGACATTTTTCAACGAAATTATGTATATCCATTAAATTTCTATTACCATTAACTGATTTAATCATAAATTCCATTTCTTTCGTTTTTATAGGCGCTACGCCATTACCATTCCAACTTCTTGATATGTTATCAATTTCATCAATTTGTTTTTTTGTTAAAAATTTAAAAGTTATTGATAATTTACTTTTTTCCATATAAAAAACATATTCACCATTAACATCGGCAGTTAAAGAAAAATTTTTGAAATCTACTTTAGATAAATCTAAACTAATTGGAAATGGTTTATTGGTTTTTGGATCAGTTGCTTTTAAATTATATATTGACCCAAATGCGGTGTTTCTTAAAAAAATTAAAACAGCTTGTCTATCTTCTTCAACAATATCATCAACGTTGATATCCCTATCTAAAATTTTATTTCTTATTAATTCATTAATAACACTATTACTGTTAATTAAATTTTGTGATGATAATATATTTTCATCAGATGCCGTTAAATAACCAACTCTAACAGCTTTCTTATTATTTTCATAGTAAATACCTCTACTCGGTAATTCAACAATATCATATGATATTGTTGGGTCAATTCTCAATTCTTCCATTTTATTATTTTTTATTATTTATTTTTATAAATACGTCACTACCACAATCAAAACATCGAAAATATCCTTTTTCAATCATATATTCAACACCTGTTTGATTTGTTAATATGTCTTTTAATTTATGTTTCTGATAATTTATTCTATTAACCCTAATTTTATTAACAACCCAATAAAAATTGGGTTGTAATCTTTTTTCTTTTATAAAACCAACTTGTTCATAGAAATTTTTATATCCTAAATCTAATTTTTTATACGATAAAATTGAATGTGGCTCGTGTAAATTTTCAAAATATTTTAACATTTTACTGAAACCTCCAATTATTGAATAATTTTCTTTTGTTGTATATCTTGATAATTCATATTCCACATCTTTATTAAATCTACTTTTACCAAACGAACAAACAGATATTAATTCATCGTTATAAAATAATCCTATGTGAATTTTACTAACTGAATAACCATCTAAATGATGTTTATTGTGAAATTCTTTTGAAACTTCTGATGTGATATCTTTTGTTATACATTTCCTTCCATATATTTTTTTTGGATTAATTTTACTTCTGATAATATTTTTTATAATATCAGTTTTATAATACCAATCATCTTCCCAAACTTGTAATAAATTTATTTTCTTTTCTTCGAAATATTCCAATTTATCTTGATGATAATTTTTATCTTTATGAATTTCTGAGTGCCAATATAAACCATTGTACTCTATACCAAAGTTTAATTCAGGAAAATATACATCAATTTCATACTTTAATTTGTTATAATTAGGAATAATTTCTAAATATTGAAATTCATTTTTACAAAATTCTAAAATTTCTTTTTCAGATTCACTAAAACCATATGTCGGAGGATTACAAATTTTACAAGTATTTATGTTTGATCTTAACGTCACATTAAATTGACTTTTACTTAAATAATATTGTTCACCACAAGATAAACATTTAATATTCATTTGTTTTTCGTCATATGATAAAATTTCTTTTTCTTGTGATATTAATTTTTCGTTTATTTTTTGAAAAATATTTTTATATATTGTTTCTGATATTTTTTTTCTTATTTCTTTTGATTTTAATGGATTATCAACACCATAATTTGTTAAAAATGTGTCATTTTTCTTGATTTTAATTAAACTATTTTTACTAACGTTATCAACCCCAAAATTTTTCAGATTTGTTATTATTCTTTTTTGTTTTATTTTATCATTTTGTAACGGCATAACCACGCCATATTTTTCAATATTAGTTTTTTTAATTTTTTCTTTAATAACGATATTTTGTGATGGATAAAGAACACCATATTTTTCAAAATTAGTTTTTTTGGTTTTTTCTTTAATATCATTGTTTTGTTGTGCATGTTTAACACCATATTTTTCTATCATTGTATTATCTTTTGATTCGTACATAGTTTTTTTAATACAAAATTCTTTTCCACATGTTTTATAATACCCCCTTGTTTGATTTCTAAATTTTAAATTATCACCACATCCACATTTTGGTACTATTTCAATTTCATTTTTAATTAAAAAGAGTTTTTCTTTAAAATTTTTAATAAGTGGAAATTTAATATTAATTTCATCCTCATATTTCTTAAAAAAACTAATTGTTAGTTTTTTTTGATCCTTTATTTCGTTTAGTAAACTTTTCATTCTAATTATATTAATTAAATATAGTTTATTTTATTTTTAGATGGGTTCGTGTGACCATATTTTATAATATTAGTTTGTTTTGACTTTTCAAGATTAACGTAATTTTCATTACCATATTTTGAAGTTTAGTTTTTTTACATTTTTCAATATTATTATAATTTTCATTACCATATCTTTCCAATTTTGTCTGTTTCTGTTTATCAATAAAATCAACATGTTGAGGATAATAATCCACACCATATTTTTTATTGAATGATGATTTTTGTCTTTTAGACATTTCTTCTTTATTGTTATTAATACAAGATAATGTACAAAATTCACCATATGGTGTATCAAATCTATTTCTAAATTTAATTTCATTACCACAGGTTTTACATTTTGGTCTTTCAGTTAATTTATTATAATAAAACCAAATTTTTTCTTTAAAATTTAATTCAAGATTTAATACTGAACAATAATAATTTATATCATTGTATTCGTTAGGATAATTTTTAGAAAACCATTTTTCTCTAGTTTTATACCCTGATATGTTGTCGGTAGTAAAAAATAACAAATCCATATATCTATACTTTTTAATATAAATATACGGATTTTTTTTTAGAATGTAAAGGATAAGCGTATTTTTTCCTTAAATTAAGATAAAATTTTTTTTATATATCTGATTATCAGGTCAATAAATAAGTATACATCTATCTGGACGTAATGTAATGTCGATATTAGCTAGTTCATCTTGACTGTAGTTTAAATCACCTCCAGACATGCTAGTTATAAAACAACCTTGAAGTTCCCATTTTTCAATTACTACCCCTGTTGGATCTAACATTTCTAATTCAACATTTTTTTTATATGAGCTAGCGTACCCCATTCTTCCACTAACAGTTTCAGCATGTAATCTGAACCATTCCATTAATGCTTGCATGGCTGAAGGTCCAATTGGGTCTCTGAAACTAACATTTATTTCTTCCCAGTTAAATCTGCCAGCCACATATGTTGAAGTGTTAATAAACTGTATTTCTGTTGAGTTAATTTTAGCTGAAGGTCTTTTCGCTGATTGAACATACCATTCGTTGATACCTAAAGACGAATCAAATCTTAATATAAACCTGTTTTTTCTTTTTGGTTCAAAAGGAACAGGCATTTTCATTAATAAATCTGCCATTTGTTTTGTATTGTTATAATAATTATTTTATAATAAATATATCATTTTAAAAAATATATTCATATTTTATTGTTTTTTTGATTTTTTTTCTTTATATTTACTGGACCAAAATATTTCTAGTATTATTTTTCTAGTAATTAAACTAGAATTAATACTGGTCCAGTAATATAAATATTATTTATTACTGGGCCAGTATTAATAAATTTTATTTATTAAACTAGAATTAATACTGGTCCAGTAATATAAATATTATTTATTACTGGTCCAGTATTAATAAATTTTATTTATTAAACTAGTTTATAATACTGTGCCAGTATTAATATATCTAGTTATATTGTACCAGTTTAATAAATTTTGTATTATTGGACCAAATATTACTAGTAAGAAAATTTATTTTAGGAAACAAAATCAGTTCCGTAAATTTTTATGTTATTTTGCTTTAAGAGATTCCTAACTTTTCTTCCATCTAATTTACTTACTTTAAAGTAAACTAAATCATTACCAATAGGTACTTTACCCATACCACCTGGTTTTTCTACTGCAGTATTATCAATAGCACCTTCGACTTTGTCTGGCGTTTTTGAAATTATTTGAACAAACTGTTTTGATAACGCTTCAGGTGAATTTTTAATAGTGGCAGTTTTATCAACATCAATTTTTATTATAAAGTTTCGGGTATCAATACCATTTGCTTTTAATGTGTTTATAAAATTAACTGCTCTACGTTTAGCTAAAGCATTATTATCATAACCACTCGAAGTTCCAACCGCAGAAGCACCACCAATCACAGTGACTCTATTTTTACTAATATTAGTACTTTTTAATTTATTAACAACATCAATAAATTTACTATTCTGTGTATTAATAGTGTCTATACCGTTTTTAAATAAATCGCCACCAATTTTAATATTAAACCCCATATTAAGTGTTGCTGGCCTAGAATTTGTATTACCTTCTGGCATAGCTTCAGATAATAGATTGTTCATAAAATCAGTCAATTCTGATTCTTTAATTTTAATAATTTTTCCCATTATACGTTTTTTTATATAAATATCATAAAATAAAAAAATAACCATAATTTCTTATGGTTATTTTAATTTCTATATCATTTTTATTGATTAAATATTTTCAAATGATGCACCTGTTGGTGAAATTATAAAGTCTACCGATATAAATTCCAAACTGCGAGTAGGTTTAATATAAATATATCCTCTCAATGTATTATTATCTATATCTTCAGGTGCGTCAGAAACTACAACACGGAAATCATATAAACCACGTTCTTTTTTAATTGATTCAAGAATAGGATTAACTAATCTTTTGAACTCTTGTCTTACTTGATCATCATTTTGTTCAAATAATAATCTTACTGCAACTGCAGATATTAATTTTCTTGTTCTCAATAATAATCTTCTTACGTTAATTCTATCTAAAGCGGATTCTCTAACCTGTAATGTCTTATTACCCCAAATAATAGTACCAGTGTCAGCAAAAGTAGCAATAGGATTAATTCTTGCTTTATATAAACTATCTCTTTCATCAAGTGTTAATTTTTTTGATGCTTTAATAGAATTTACTAAACCTCTTGAATAACCAGCAGTTGCAAACCAAGGATAAGCAACGTTATCAGTTAAAGCAAGATTTCTTACTACTTCACCTGTTGGTGGAAGATATAATTGTGTTGAATTATCAGAGTCTCTTACTTGTATCCAAGGCCAATATGTTGCAGAATAATTACTATCCATACCTACGGTATCTAAAGAAGTTATAACTTCGTCAGCGGTAGTAAACATAGGTGAATTAACAACATAAAGTGAATCTGATCTATCATTTTCAATCATATCTATTGTTTGTGAAACTAAAGATGAATGGTCATAGAAATTTATACCTGGGGTGGCAAAAATGTTAATATCAAAAGCTTCTGGATTAGAGAAAGACGTAATACCTTTTTCATATGCATAATAATCTGAATTACCAAAATTTTTATTAAATGCTCCTAAATTTGTTGTACTACCAGAAACGTAATCTTTTTTTCCAAAAACATATTTATCAGTGTTAGTTCTTACTTTACGATATATATCCCAACCGTCAAAACCTCCACACACCGCAAAAGTGAATTTACGGTATGATATTTCTTCCAATTTACCTTTATCTGCACCTTCAAGGTCATATGGTGTTGTTTGGTACGCTAAACCGTTAAATGTGTTGCCAGAGATTGTTGCCGCATTAACAGATAAATGGAACCCTGGTGTAACACTATTACTTTTCTTACCTTTGAATTTTAATAAATCTTGATCAAAACCTACTTGTGATGACATACCTAAAGTTACTTTTCTTATTTTATCACCTGATTCAATATTTGGTGTCCCATTTAATGTATAACTTGTAACTTCCCCTGCGTCATAATAATCAGTTTTATATAATATATTACCCAAATTACTTGTTGCACCTGAAAGTTGTTTTGTTATAAAACCTTTAAAACCTGAAGGTATTGCATCCGATGGGGCGTTTAATGCCATAGATAACATAATATATTTAGATTTTAATTCATAATCACCGTCATAAGTACCAATTTTTAGTGCTATATAACCTGGCGCGTCAGGATTCATAGAACATCTAGAAAATTTTTCTAAAACAACTTGATTATCGTCAGTGTCATTAAAATCACGAACAATTAAATCAAATTCACCATTATCTAAGTTAACATTAATAATAGATATTTTAACTTCTTTATTTGCTGACTCACCATCAGATAATGTTAAAACTTCAAATAAATCGTGAACATCATTACCTCTTACTTCAGACACAACCATTGGTGAAATTGGTGTTTCCCATTGCGTGTTAAAATCTGGATTTGTATCACCATTAGATGGTTCGATATGTGTATAAGTTAATGGTGCAGGTTTTAAACCTCTAATTAATCCACGAGAAGTTAAAGCGTTTATAAAATTAGGGTAAGACTCATAAACATATAATGGGTATTCAGTTTCATCTTTATCAAAAGTTTCAACACCTAAAACTTTAGATATATTTTTAGTAGATGTGCTATTTAACGAACAATTAAAAGATTTAGTACCGTTTGTTGTTAACGCTTTTATTGTGAAATCACTTAATGGATCCACAGAAGACATGTTTGTTAATATTAAACCAGTTGTTTTTAAGTTTAAAGTTTCTTTGGTATATGACCCACGACTTCTTAAAGCAACTGCAACTAAACCATCATATTTATTTGGGTTTGAATTGTATTCATAATATGTAACATTAAACCCAGTATTTGTTGATATAAAGATATACGATCTAACTATTTTAGTTGATGAATTATAAAATTTATTTGACCAAATATAATTAGTAAAATCTCCGATAGGACCAGTAATACGATTACCTGTTGTTGGAGTATAACCTGATGGGATTTTACCGATAGTAAAGTAAGTACCAATACTAGTGCCAGTTAGATTTTTTTTAATATAATCAGTGACAGTATTAATACCATCAATTGATGTATAACCCGATAATTCTCCAGGCCATTGTAAATCTGTTAAAACAGGCGGCATGTCAGCCACCACATTAGGTTCTACTATTTCTATACTACCTAATGTAGTTATTGCGAATGTTTTTTCAGGTCTATAACCTGTTAAACCTAAAACTCTTGATACGAATAATTGATTTGATTCTTGTAAGTATGATTTCGCAACGTAAGGTAATTCATATTTTGGATTACCATCACTATATTTTTCAGGTGTTGTGCCACCGAATCGTACTTTAAATTCATCAAAACTTTTAATCAGAATTGGTTCAAATGCTGGTCCTTTTAAAGTTTCGCCAGCTAAACCTAATGTAGATACACCTACACTTTGTGCTACGAATGTTAAGTCTTTCTCTGATGTATAAATACCAGGAGACACAAATACTCTGTTTGATTCTGCCATTGTTTAATATTTTTAAATTATTTTTATTTCTTTTATATAAATATCTAAAAATTTTGTAAAGGTATTAAACAACTAAATAATTATTAGAATTTATGTTATATATGATACACCAATTTTAGAATTCAAAATTGGTTCATAGTTTATAGTAATAATATTGTTAGTAAAACTAAAAGTTTTATGAATTTCATCGACAATACCATTAACAGTTAGATAAATAACATCTTTAATTTTTTTGTTTGTTATGAAATTTAAAGATGTACCATCATATAAAAAATATTCATTATTTACAGTTAAAAATTTACCATATTTATTTATATAAACACTACTAAGTGATAGATCATTAAACACGTAAATATATTTAACCTCAATTTTTGATCCTATTAACGGGTCATAATTTAATGTTAAACTATCACCACTAACAGTATATAAATAATTTAATTCATCGACAAGACCATTGATTGTCAAATAAAGAACGTCTTTAATTTCTTCATCAAATGTTAAAACACGATTACCATTATAAATAAAAACTTTATTGGTGATTAACAAATTATTTAAATTTTTATCTAATAATAGTAAATTTTTATGACTAATATATGTAATGATAATTTTATCATCAATTAATGGAGCATTAATAAAAGTGATTTTTGATGTATCAGATATGTGATAAAAATTATTCCCTAATATTTGAACAATACCGTTTATTGAAACTAGCAACAATTCATAAATAATTTCATCAACCGAATATGTTAATTGTTGTCCATCAGAAATAAAAACTATTTCACTAATATCAATTTCTTTGTTTATAATATTTTTTGTTAATTTTTTTGTATTTAAAAATTCAGTAGTTAAAATAGATCTATTAAATCCAGGAACTACTTCATATTCTTGACTATCCGTTAATAAACCGAGCAAAGTGAAAGAATATGTTTGTATATAGAATCTACGGGTTTCTAAAGAATTTATAGGTGAACTATCAGAAATAGTGTTTAATACTATTGGAATATAATGACCTTTTATTATTGTGTAAGATTGTCTTGAAGAAAATTTTTCAAGAACTATTTTATTTAGTTTATTAAGATCTCTAATTTCATTTGTTACGATGGTTATATCATAATTAATATCCACCGCAACTGGCTGTGGTATTTTATAAATATCAAAACCATTTGTTGTACCATTCCATGTAGGTATTGTATGGTAATGAAATAATTTTCTATCAGGAATAGTTCTTTGGACAGATGGGTTAGAACCAGGTTGCGGGTCTGGTTTTCTGATGATACTAATAAAAGGAATCTGTATGTTATTATCATCATCTGCATATTCCCACGAAGCACTAACTTCACCCCATCGTTGAATAGTTAAAATTCTTGGTATAATAGGTATCTGTTCATCATTTGACACTATTTTGAAATATTCCATAACAAAATCTTTCATACCCCTATCTAAATCATCATGTAAAATTTCATCAGGTAAAAAAGTGTCAGATTTTGTTATTTTATTTAACAATTCTTTTCTTCTACCTGTTAATTCAACTTGTGGATAAACATTTATATTGTTTTTTCTTTTAGGTACTGACATTTTAAATTCCTCTAAATTCGGTATCTTTAGCGATACTACAAATTATTGTTCTATAATATGGTTTATATCCAAACATATTATGTTTATTATCTGAAACTATTTTACCATCATTAACCACGGTATAATATCTAATTTTATTTTCACTCTCAGCATATCCAATATAATCACCATATTTAATATCAACGCTCAATTCTTCAAGATGTTTTATATATACTGATATTGTTAAATTACCTGGTTCTAAATTTCTTATTAACCCATTAGAATATGAATCATTTTTTGGTGACTCTATTCTAACCAAACCATTAAATTCTATTGGCGGTAAAAATTGTATTTTATCTTTTCCGACTTCTGCATAAACATCGTCAATGTTTGTGTTCATAACATCAACACGAAATAAAACTAATTTCATATTTAGGTCACCGTGTAAATATTCTTCACCAATAGATATGTTAAGGTCAAAATCATCAGAAGAAAAAAACTTGTTTAATCTGTTTATTGGTATTTTATTTTCCATATTATATTACATTAAATGGTGAAATCATTGCTCTATATTTTAAAGACTTATTAAGATTTTCTGCTTCATTTCCTTTTCTTTCTAATAATTTATCAGGACGTAATCTCTCTAATCTTTGCATTAATTCTTCTCTTAACTTATCCCTTTCGTCTTTAGCTTCAGTTAATAATGATGTGTAGTCTAATTTAACTTCACTATCGGGTACTTTTAAGTCACCTGAAAATTTACCCCATACTCTTGCTAACCCTTCTTTTGAATAAGCAATTAAATATTTTCTAACCCAATTTTGTGCGGGTTTATTTAACTCTGTCCACGTCAATTCATCAGTTTCAACATCAGAAGGTAATTTAACTATATCCTTATTTTTATCCAAACATGTTTCTCTATCTGTGGTTTCATAATACCAATACCACACTTTTGATTGATTACCACGACTAATAGAACCAAAATCATATCTGCCGCCTGGCACATTCATTAAATGTACTATTTTAGTGCCATTTGCACCTGCAGTTATTCTGTATGTTAAATCACCACCGATTAGACGATTTTTTATTCCTCTATCCTGCATTCTAGCTAATAAGTCATAAGCTGGCATCATAAAATATGAACCTGAAGCACCAACTTGAGCAAAACCACCCATTCCTACCCCACCAAAACCACTAAAACCACCTAACATCGGGTCAATAATAGTATCTGTTAATTCTGCTCTAGAAAACCATAGCAATTCGTTTATTTCACGGCCAGCAGGTATTACATATGTTTGAGTGTTCCCTGATAAATTAAAATAATCTTTTTTAAGTTCACTATCACCCCCAGCCTGTAAACCTACAATTTTAGAATATGAATGAGTATATTGTGTTTCATAATCTAAACCTCTATTAGTAAATGCTCGAGCTAATGATGTTGTGTCGATATCAATTCCTGCTAATGATGACCATTGTGATTCTATTAACCAATCACTAACATATTGTTCATATTCGGATAAAGATATTTCTAAAAAAGTATCCATTTGTTCTTGTGTTAATTCAACCCCACGAACAGGCATACCTAATAAATGAAACACCTGTGAATAAAGTTTATCTTTTTCCGATTGGGTTATAATTGTTGACATATATTAACGTTTTTTATAATAAATAGTTGGATAAGTCGTTTTTTTTATGTATATTTAACTAAAAGAAAAAAATATGAAAAAAAATGCGTTTGATATTATGTTGTCTGTTCCCGAATTAAAAAAAATTTTAGTTAATGGTTTTAAAAATATATATAGTTCAATATATGAAGATATACCTGAAAGATGGATTTCAAAAGAAATGACCAACAAATATGGATATAAATTTTCAATTTGGGGGCCTGGTGATTTAGATGAAACAACCAACGCATATAAATGGAGTAAATCTAATTTATTCAACACTAATTATACCGTTTTAGAAACATTAAGAAATTTACTTTATTATGATGGTGTCACCCTGATTTTTAATGATGACCCAAGTAAAGATATAATAGGAACAGCAAAAGTATTAGATATTTTTTTTATAGAATTAGAAAAAAGAAAAATAGAATATTTTATGGATGGTGAAATAAAAGACCAATTAATGTTAATTATTGATGGAACTTGGGGTATAGGCTCAAACCATTCTACTACATTAAAAAATAATTACAAAACTTATTTTCCAGAGGCAATAAGTATTGATAATAAAGGTGATGAAATTGGGGACACAGAAGATATGTTATTAGGTATTGATAATACTATTTTTTTTAATGATAATATTAAAAAAACCACTCAAAATAAGGGGTGTAAAAAAGTTGTGTTAGTAAACGATGAATATCACGTATATTGTACAGTTGATTATTCAAAATATAATGATAATATTGTTAATTATTTTGTTTTTTTTCCGTCAAACGATATCAAAAAAGTGTATATTTTTAAAAACGATCATAGATTAGTTAGAAATGAGGTCATAAACAATAAACCAGTTTTTATTATTAACAGTTCATTATTACATTACGATGGAGAAAGATAAAAGAATTTTTTATATTACTGAAATAACAAAATATTGTATAGAAAAAGGATTATCGTTAGAAATGTCACAAAATTCCGATAAAACTATTTTTGAAATTCATAAAGATAAAATTAAAATAGAATTTAACGAAAAGGATAATAAAATTGATTATCTTTTAAAAATGAATTTAGAATATTTAAAAACCACTTGATTATTCAAGTGGTTTTTTTAAAATATTTGATAATAATTCTTTTGCTAAACTTTCTGAATATTCACCATCACCCATAACTTGATCAATAATGTTTTTCTTTCTTTGAAGAATATTATAAACATTCATCTCAATAGTGTTTTCAAACACTGGATAATAAACCAATACATTATTTTTTTGTCCTATTCTCATCGCGCGATCTTCTGCCTGTGCGTGATGTGCAGGTACAAACGATAAATCATTCATGATAATACCCTCAGCTTCAGTTAATGTGATTCCAGCACCTGCAGCAATAATATTACCAATAAATATTTTTATCTTATCATCATTTTGAAACTTATCAATACTTAATTGTCGTTTTTCTTTAGACATTCTACCATCTAACACCACTGAATTCTTTTTATACTTTTCGTGTATGATATCTAATGTGTTTGTGAAATTAGTAAATACTATCACTTTTTTATCTTCTTCAATGAATTTATCTATTAATTCACAAGTATAATCAATTTTTTCAAAAGATAATACTTGTCGAAGTTTCATTAATTTATTTAAAGACACACTAATTTTATCATTTTCCTTTTCTTCGGTAGCTATTTTTATAAACGATTCTAATTCATCATTATAAAATGTTAAATTATCCAAATTCAAATATATTGGTGTTATAATTTTGTCAGGTAAATCTAATATGTCGGTTTTTAATCTACGTAAAACAACATTTTTAGTTCTTTCTCTTAATTCATCTAAGTTTGATGCTCCATTAACATTCCAAATTTTTCTTCCATTAACTTTAAATTGATAACCCTTACAATAACGTTTTACATAATGTTGCCAATTCAACGCCACTGAAGATTCTACAATTTCTAATAAATTAAAATAATTGATGGGTCTTGATGTCATCGGTGTCCCTGTTAATAACCAAATTTTTGGTATATCTTTTAATATATCATTTACTAATTTTGAACGAAGACTAGTGGTACTACTTAAATTATGTGCCTCATCTACTATAACCAAATCGAATTTTTCTTTGAGTATTAAACTATTTTCTCTTAATTCACTTTCAGTTGAATGATAATTTTTTAATATATCATAATTAATAATATAAAAATCAAAAGTCGAACCCCATTTTGACCCTTCAACAATCAATGTTCTTCTATTTGTATAAATTTCTAATTCTCGTTTCCAATTTATTTTTAAAGATGCTGGACATATAATTAATATTTTCTTAACACCACTTTCTAATGATGCAATAGTGGCACTTAAACTTTTTCCAGTACCCATATCGTCAGCCAATATAAATTTATTATTAGCCAACAATGTTTCAATCGCCACTTTTTGATGTTCCATCGGAGGTCTAACATCATATTTAGAATAATCAATAACACCTTTAAATTTTTTCTCTTCTTGTAAAATAGAACCTTTTGGTAACCAAAACGCATTAATTTTATCCGAATCAATAATTTTACCCCAAATATGATAAGCTTTATCACTTTCACATAACAACTTTTCACACCATATTTTTTCAACAGGTTTAACTAGTTTTTTTTCTTCCATTAGTTTTTCGCCGAATGAAAGAACTATATTCAAATGTTTTTTAGCTACTTTTGGTGCAGTTTGATGATATTTTAATATGTAGTCTGATTGTGTTCTTGTTAATTTAAAATTTTTAATAGATGTATATTTCAACTTCCAATCTAATATTTGATTATTAAAACCATTATATTCTGTTAATATGTTTCTTGCATCGATTTCAGGTATCCCCATTAATTTTAAAATATTTATATTTATTATTGATAAATATAAATATTTTATTTTTAGTTTTAAAGTCTAAAAACTCCTATTTAATGACTTTTTCATCATTATTAATATATTTATTATTATATAAAAAAAACAGATAAAATCATATTTGATTAGTTTTTTCCACTCATTTTTGGGTGGTTTTTTTTGATATGTGAATAATTTTATGTATATTTATTTTGAAAACAAATTATGGTTAATCCATAAGATAATAAGTTAAAAATAAATTAAAAAACATGATCGAAATTATTTCACAGGAAGTTATCGAAACTTTCTTAAATGGTTCAGACCCCGAACCTTACATTGTTGGTCTTGAATATAATTATAGACTACACAAAATTTTTAAAATTATACAAGATCCCGATAAAGGTAAGATTGTTAAAGAAGATAAACTAACACCTTTTTTATGGTGTGGCGATCTAACAGGTTTAAACTTTTACAATAATTCAAAATCAGAGCAAAAAAGAAGAATGTCTGAATTTGGTATTATTATTGAAAAATTAAGAACAGATGATAATCTAAGACTTGAAAGTGGTTTAACATATCTTGTTAAATCAATAAAATCGTACACTGATTTAATTAATTTTTTTAAATTTGGTGGTTTAGATCCTTGGAGTGATAAAGAAGCTATTAATGGTCAAAAAAAACTGATTAAAGAATATTTCCAAGTTTTATCACCTGTTGAACAATTTCTCGTTCAATCAAAAAAACGTCTATTTAAAGGTTTAGATGAATATTCTGATGTTTACCGTTTGGTTTTTGATATTGAAACCACGGGGTTAAACCCTGAAACTGATAAAATAATTTTGATAGGGGTAAAAGATAATCGTGGTTTTCAAAAAACTATTAGTGCTTTTGGTGAAGATGGTGAAAAAAATTGTATTCGTGAATTTTTTGAAATCCTTAGAGAAAAAAAACCATCTATAATCGGTGGTTATAATTCTGCGTCTTTTGACTTCCCATTTATTATTAAACGTGCAGAAATCCTTGATATGAACATCAGAGAATTAACACAAATTTATACTACTGACGGAATAAAACAGAAAGAAGGTATATTAAAATTGGCTAGTGAAATTGAACCATATACCCAATTTATTTTATGGGGTCATAATATTATTGACATATCACATGCGGTACGTAGAGCACAAGCTATCAATTCGGAAATAAAATCATGGGGGTTAAAATATATAACAAAATATATAGAAAAAGAAAAACCTAATCGTGTTTATGTTGATGGTGCTTTCATTTCTAAAATTTATTTAGATAATGAATTATATTATATTAATCCAATAAGTGGTCAATATAGATTAGTTGGTTCACAAGGCACTGAAGGTTTAATGGAAAAATACCCTGGTAAGTTTGAAATATGGAATGGTGAAAAAATCGTTGAACAATATTTAGATGACGACTTATTTGAAACTATGGTTGTAGATGATTCGTTTAGTCAATCCACATTTTTATTATCTAAATTAGTTCCAACAACATATGAAAGAGTTTCTACAATGGGCACTGCCACGTTATGGAAAATGATAATGTTGGCATGGTCTTATGAAAATGGTTTAGCTATACCTGAAAGAGGTGAAAAAAGAGCCATTACTGGCGGATTATCAAGATTAACCAACGTAGGTTATGCTAAAAATATAGTTAAGTTTGACTATTCGTCATTATACCCATCAATACAATTAGTTTATGACGTATTTCCCGAATGTGATATTATGGGGGTACAAAAATCTATGTTAAAATATTTTCGTGATTTACGTATTAAATATAAAAATTTAACATCAGAATATAAGGATAGTAACCCAACATTATCCGAAGAGTTTGATAGAAAACAATTACCGATTAAGACTTTTATTAACGCGTATTTTGGGTCATTATCAGCGCCAAAAGTATTCATGTGGGGTGATATGAATAAAGGTGAAATGATAACATGTACTGGCAGACAAGTTTTAAGAATGATGATAATGTTTTTTCAACCTAGGGGTTATTTACCGTTAGTTATGGATAGTGTTGAATATGATACACCAATTTATTTAAAAGATAAATATGATAACTTAAATATATTACCAATATGCGATTTATTTGATGATAATAGTAATTTTTTATCGCCAGATGGGTTAAGGGATTTTAGTGAAAAAGATTTTATGGTATTAACAAAAAATGGTTGGAAAAATATAAATTATGTATATAAACATGAAACCAACAAACCAATACATAAAATAGTTACTAAAGATAGATTAGTGTGTTGTACATCAGATCATTCGGTATTTCAAAATGGTGAACAAATAAAACCAACAGAATTAAAACGTGGTGATAAAATAGATATTATTGATATACCAATATTAAAATCTTTAAATGTTATTACACCTAATCAAGCAAAATTAATAGGGTTTTTTATTGGCGATGGTTCATCATCCTATAAAAAGAAACCATATAAATATAATAGTGTTAAAAACGGTGAAAAAACATATCAAGTTATGTCAGGTAATTTTAGTTTAAATAATAGTAGAATTGAATTACTTGAAGAATTTAAATTAATTATGAAAAATGAATATAATGTAGATACACAAATTAATAACACCATGAAAAGTTCTAGTGTGTATAAATTACAAACATCAAACGCGGAAATTTGTAAATGGTTTTCAAAAAATTGTTATACGTCTTATCGTCAAAAAATGATTCCTTATGAAATTTTAAATGGTTCTAAAGAAATTATGAAATCATTTATGGATGGTTTTTATTTGGCTGACGGTTGGGGGGATAATTTTGACCAACCATTAGATATTACACAGAAATCAAAAGTTTGTGTTGCTGGTTTAACTCATATACTTAAAACATTAGATGTTAATTATAGAATACTAATTAGAACAGATAAACCAAATATACAATCATTAACGTTAGGTAGTTTTAATAATAAAATTAAATATCACCCATTAAATGATGAAAAAAGTAAACGTAAAACTAACGAAGTTTGGAATAACGTTATTTATGAAAACAAACAACAATATGTTTATGACATATCAACTGAAGACGGCACTTTTGTTGGTGGTATAGGCGGGGTTTTACTTAAAAATACTGACGGTGTTAACTTTGAAGCACCAGAAAATCGTTCAGAATATACATACATAGGTAAAGGTTTAAACGAGTTAGTTAAAAAAGATCAACTATATACTGGTGTTGCTGCGGATGTTGCGGAATTTAATGATATTTTCATGAGAAATGAAATGGGTTTAGATATTGACTATTTCGCACCATCATGTATTAATGTATCAAGAAAAAATTATATAATTAAAATACTTAAAAAAGGTAAAGAAAAAATAAAATTAACAGGTAATACAATTAAATCAAAAAAAATACAACAATATATAAACGATTTTCTTGATGAAGGTTTTAAATTTTTATTGGATGGTGACGGTTATTCGTTTATTGAATTATATTATGAACATATTACTAAAATTTTTAATAAAGAAATACCATTATCTAAAATAGCAAATAAAGCCCGTGTTAAACAAAGTATTAATGATTATAAAAAACATATTAAAAAAACAACAAAATCAGGTTCGTTAATGTCTCGTCAAGCACATATGGAATTAATTGTTGCCGAAAATTATAACCCATCACTTGGTGAAACTATTTATTATGTTAATAATGGCACTAAAAAATCACATGGAGATGTACAAAAATTAACAAAACTACCCAAACCACTTACTGAACAAGAAATAGAAAACGGTATAAAACCACCAAGAATAGTTGATGGTGTACAAATTAATTGTTATATGGTTAAAGAAGAAGATTTAATAAACGATCCAAACAAAACTGGTGATTATAATGTTATTAGGTATTTAAGTAACTTTAATAAAAGAATAGAACCATTATTGGTTGCTTTTAATCCTGACATAAGGGAAGATATTTTAATTGAAAATCCTGTGGATAGACAATATTTTACTAAAGCACAATGTCAATTAACCATGGGTTACCCGATGAAAGAAGGAGCACAAGACAAATTAGACGACGTTTTAACGTTATCTGATAGCGAAGTACTATTTTGGAATAAAGTGGGCGTAGATCCGTTCTATATGTATGTAGAAGACAGTATAAAACATGTAGATAAAGAATGGGTGGATTACAATCGTAAAGTACTAAATCTACAAGAAGAATCTATTCATAATAACGAAGATGAAGAAATTATAGAAACAGATGGAAACGATTACGCATATCATGCGAATATTGAATAAACAAAAAACCCCAATTAAAAGTTGGGGTTTTTTATTATCGGTATATATACCGATAAAGTATAAATATCGGTATATATACCGATAGATTTTATATCACATTAATAAATAATTTTTCTCGTATAGGTACAATTAATTTTGATGTGACATTTTGATTAGTGTCTAAAAATTTAATAGTAAAAAACCCTTCAAATTTACCCACTTCTGATGTTTGTTCTTCTGTGAATCTAAATACTATATAGTATTCATCAGTAACAGTATTAAATTTTTTTGTTCGATTTGTGATTGAACATACACTATTTAAAATGATTGGAGAATTTGTTTTAACATCAAGCATATCGAATGTTATTTCACTATTTTCTAGCATATCATTAAATGATGATTTATCATTTCGATTATCATCTATTAATTTCATCTTCAAAATTGGGTCACTAGCCCCTTGTCTTATAAAAAAATCCATATTAATAATTTTCTAAAATACTTAATCTTTCTTCAAAACCTCTACATATGAACGCTAAAAGTTCTGTGTATCTAAATGAATAAGTGTCACCAGCAACTTTAGTTTGTTCTTGATGTGAAACTTCTTCAACTGCAGGAACTTCAGGGTGATTTATAATAGTAGGTTCTTCACCTTCATCACCAAGTATTTCTTCTACCCATGCCGCTTTATATTCTATTGATTCAATGTCAATAACTTTTTTAAATTCATCATTCCATTTATCGTAACATATAAAACCATATTCAAACGGATTAAGATTATTTTCTGTCATAATTTCTATTGCTCGTTGAACCGTCATACCTAAATGTTTACGAGCGGCATCACCTTTTTCAGCAACAGCTGCTAGAAATTTATAAGTACCCATTTCTTTAGATAATTGTTTGGTGGCATTTAATTCATCTTGCGTCAATGGTGATATTTCTGTTTTCAATCTAGCATCTGAGGTATTAATTACACCATTTGAAGCAAATACTTCTTTCCATAAGTTAGATGCTGAACCTAAATTATGTAGTGTTGTTTTTCTAGGAATGATATTCGAATTTACTTTTAAATCATTAAATGGCGAAAATGATGAATTACCTATGATTTCTATTGATGGATTCGTATAGTTAAGCGTGTTTTTAACTATGGATACCGATGTGCTTTTATTTGTAAAAACATTATTAGTATAAGGTATTGTACCATTACAAGTAACAATATAACCACCTAAATCACCACCTCTAGTTATAGATAATATAAGATAATCAACATAATTTACTTTTAATGAATCCCCCACTGCGAAATCATCTATATTTGAATTTGCAAATAAATGTATTGTTGATGTTCCCTGTGTAGGGTTATAACAAGAAAATGTAGGCCAAGTATTTCCAATTATTACAGTCCCTTCAAGTATCGAAAATGAGGTAACATTTACTGGAGGACCTGCTTGAATATAAAAAATCTTTGTTATAGAAAATGTTTGTGTTGTTTCATCTAATGTAGTATTTGAATATTCTAAATAATAATTTATATCATTTAATAAATAATTTAATACACCTACATTATTAAAAATTATACCTCTTTCTAACGTTAATGTACCAGTGCCATCTAATGTTTCAAATTGATTTACGGTTGAAGATACTATTGTACCACTAGAATATGATAAAGATGTAGAATCTGCTGTTTTTGAAATTAATTGATTTGATGCTAATTGATTTGATGCAAATTGATTTGTAATTACTTTACCTTTAAGCCACGTTTCTATAATTGAATCATTACCTAAAACTACTGTATTACTACCTTTACCTGATGCACCATAACCTACTATAATTTCATTTGTAGCACCATATGAACTAATATTATTACCGACAATAGTATTTCCTGTTGCTATAGTTCCTATATTAGAATTATTACCAATAATGATACTATTACTTAAATAAGGTGATGATTGTTCACCAGATTTATAACCAATACCTATATTATAACTCCCTGTGTTAATTGACCTTAATGAACTATTACCAACTGCTGTGTTATGATTACCTGTTTGATTGTTTCTTAAACTATAATGACCAATAGCAGTATTACCTGTTGATGGGGGGTAAAATAATGTAGTTACTAAACTTTTATCACCAATTGAAATAGTTTCAGGGTTTTTTGTTCTGTTAAATATGTCTTTAATTGGTAATTTATATGTGATAATACCATCATCATATATAGTATTACCAGGGAAATCATAATGCGTTTGAGAACCGTCTGACGTGTTTAATAATGTGAAATTTTTTATATATTTTCTTGGCATATTTGATGTTTTTATATAAATATATTAAATTATAGAATTTTACCTATAATCATATATTAATTATTATTAATTTTATTATAACTACTAAACCGATTAAACTTATAATTAACCACAACCATTCCCAATCATTATTTGAATAATTATATTCGTCCATTATAAACCGTTAAATAATAAATTTCTTTTAGCTAATTCTTCACTATCAAACCAATACCATCCATCAACTGGAAAGACATATGCATCTTTTAATTCTTTTCTTAATTCATAATTTGGTGCAAATATAAAATTTGGTGCATACATCAAATTATTATCTTCTAATTTATAAAATCCTTGTGTTTCCATATATATTATCCTATTATTGACCAACCTTTATTTGTTGCGATTAATCTTTCTGCTGGTGTTAATAGAGAAGATCCTGGGCATCCTGTAATATTTATTGTTTTAGATACCAATGTCGGTAAATCATTAAATAAATCTACTAACGCTGATAGCCCTAAACTAGTGTAACTCACATCAATTTGTGGACTTACTCCAGTAAAGGTACTACCAGTATTTGTTAATCTTAATCCTGTTAGTTTAAGTGGTATTGCTACTGTACCGTAAAATCCTAATTTTGAAATTAACGAATCTAACGTGACCGTTCCTTGTATATTTTCACATTGATTAAACGCATTTTGGAAACCACATTGTTGTGTTAAACTTCCTAAATATCTAAAATTAGTATTATTCTTCAACGGATAACAAAAATTAATAAAGTTATTTACGAAAGTAATATTTCCAAAATTATTTGGTAGTTGAATATTGTAAAGCGACGTACACGAATCAAACATTGAAACAATAGTCCACACCAACCCCCAACTTGACGGAAGAATTATATTTGTTAAAATATTACAACCGATAAACATTTCTTGACAATTCGTAATAATATCCCAAGAAGATGGTAATAATATATGTCTAAGCGTAGAACATTGAGCAAACATATATTTTACGGTGTTTACATTACCCCAAGACGAAGGTAATTTAATATTAGTTAACGATGCACACGACATAAACATTGCCTCACAACTTGTTACATTACCCCAAGATATAGGCATAATTACACTTCTTAAACTTCTACAAACAACGTATCTGTTAATAGAATCACAAAACATATAAGAACAAGTTGTTAAACCAGTTACATTACTAATATTGGCATATAAAATGGCGTGATTTTGTTGAAATACAGTTAAATTATGTCTTCTAACTTTAAACGAAGTTATAACACTTGATCCTCCAGTAATTTTAATTTTAAATGTTGTATAACCCTCAGAACAAGGTGTTCCAGTACCTTCCGTATATGAGTGCTGATATGTCGTGTTACTAACTCTATCGGTTTCAATTGTACCATCACCCCAATCAATTGTATAAGAACCGCTCACAGTTGTTACCGCAAATGCGATTGCTGG